AAATGCTGCGACTGGAAATGGTCCAATTATTTCTTCAACAGGTGAAACAAACGTTGATTTAAATTTAAATCCTAAAGGATCAGGAGTTCTTAAATCAGGAACTGCAGCAGTTAAAGTTGCAGGTAAAGAAACTATTTGGGTACCAGCAGTAGCTATGTATCCAGCATCTTCTAATGGATGTGGAGATATAGCACAAACAGAATTAACAGCTCAAAGACCAGAAGTTAAAGCTTTACCTTTTGATGCATCCTCTGATGAGTATGCACAATTTGCTGTAGCTTTTCCTAAGTCTTGGAATTTAGGCACAGTTACTTTTCAAACTTATTGGTCAGTTACAGGTACTAATACAGGAACAGTTTGTTTTGCTGTACAAGGTGTTGCCGTATCAAGTGATGATACTTTAGATGTAGCAATGGGAACTGCAGTGGCTAACACAGCCTTAGCAGCTTCTGGAACAGCAAACGATTTAATGGTAAATGTAGAAAGCGGAGCAGTAACAATTGGAGGATCACCAGCAGATGCTGATGAAATTTTCTTCAATATATACAGAGATGTATCAGCAGATTCTCAAACAGCTGATGCGAGATTATTAGGAGTAAAAATATTCTTTACAACTGATGCTGCTAACGACGCATAATAGGAGGATTAGATGTCATTTGGATATCGCGTTTTAGGTTTTGGATCAGGTGGAGGAGCAAGTCCTTATAATGTTCAATATTTAGTTGTTGGCGGAGGTGCTGGCGGCGGTGGCGGTCACGGTGGTGGCGGCGGCGGTGCTGGTGGTTATAGAACGATTTCTACAAAAGCTTTTGAAGTTGATGCATCAACTCCTTACTCTATTACAGTAGGAGGGGGTGGCGCTGGAACTTCAGAAAATCCCGAAATTGCAAATGGTCCAGGAGAAAATTCTGTTTTTTCAACTATAACATCTGCTGGTGGCGGAGGTGGAAACTCTTATGGAGTTCCTACTGGCCAAAGTGGTCAAGATGGAGGATCTGGCGGAGGCGGCGGACGAGGAATTTATGGTCCGGGAGGACCTGCAGGATCAGGAAATACACCTCCTGTTAATCCCCCACAAGGAAATGATGGAGGAGCTGGAGGAAGTGAAAATCCAAGTGGTAATCCATTTCGTAGTGGAGGCGGAGGCGGCGGTGCTTCACAAGCAGGAACTGCTGCGAGCAACCCTATTGCGGGAGAAGGAGGAGATGGATCTCCTTCTACAATTTCAGCATCCGATGTAACTTACGCTGGAGGCGGCGGGGGTGGCACAGGACCCGATGGTACTCAATCTCAAGCTCCTGGTGGAACTGGCGGAGGCGGTGCTGGAGGAAGACATACTGGCGGACAAGCTGGAACAACCAACACTGGAGGCGGTGGAGGCGGCACAGGTCAAAATGCTGCTGGCGGTGCAGGAGGATCAGGCATTGTTATTATTCGAAGATTAACAGCTTCTTCTTCTTCAACTTCAGGAACAGTAACTACTAGTGGTACAGATACCATTCATACTTTTACTGCTGATGGGACTTTTAATTCATAATTATGGCACACTTTGCAAAAATGACAGAAGATGGAATAAATGTACTTGGTGTACATGTTGTTTCTGATGAAATGTCTACTGATGATGAGGGTAATGAAACTGAAGCCCAAGGAATCAGAATGTTAAATAAACTACATAATTGGCCTCACTGGAGAAAATGTTCATATAACACACGCGCTGGAGTTCATGTTTTAGGAGGAACTCCTTACAGAAAAAATTATCCTGGTAAAGGTTCTACTTATGATGCTAGCAGAGATGCTTTTATACTCCCACAAACTTACCCTTCTTGGACGTTAAACGAGACTACATGTCGCTGGGAACCCCCTGTTCCTAATCCAGGAGGACAACCAACCCCTTGGTGGGATGAAGCATCCCAATCTTGGAGAACAGACGATCCCCAAGCATAAACACTTTATTTCTTTATAAATTTCCTATATAAAGAAATATATGGAAAGAAATACACTAAGTGAAAGCACTATAGATTATGGGTATATTACCGGCAGTACTATTCCTAGAGATTTTTTAAGAGTTAAAATTTTTGAAGGTTTTGTATTAGGTAATCGAGTAAGTCAAAACAAAAAAGATTACTCTTATGAAGATTATACTTTTGCTTTTTCTTCAGAATTTCAATGGGTACAGGATTATATTCGTGATCATTTTGATTTAAAATATAATAAACAATTAATACCTAAGCTTCATTGGGGAAATATTTATGGTCCTTTAGAACAATCTTATAGTCGCACTCAAATTAATCCTTTAGATTTAAAGGATTCCCCGGATTACACATGGGTGTATGGAGTAGATGTACAAAAAGATTCGTGCGAATTAGTTATTGAATATGATGATAACAGGAGAAAAGGAAGAACTTGGCACATCCCTTTGGAGAATAATAAATTTATTATCTTTCCTTCTACTCATCGTTATTTTATTTCTAAAAATAAAGGAGCACAAATGAATATTTTTTTAAGTATGAATTGTGAGTATGTATAATAATGCAATTAAAATGGTCTTATTGGTATTTTAAAAATGCTATTCCTAGACATATTTGTGATGACATTATTAAATTAGGGCTATCTAAAAAAAAACAAATAGCAAAAATAGGAGGAGGAAACAAAAACTTTAGAGATTATAAAAAGCATCCTTTAACACCAGAAGAAAAAAAATCACTTTTTAAAATTAGAAATTCAGAAGTAGTATGGTTAGACGAACGATGGATTTTTAAAGAAATTCATCCTTTTATTCGTGAGGCTAATGGTAACGCTGGTTGGAATTTTCAGTGGGACTTTAGTGAACGTGGTCAATTTACTTTTTATGGTAAAAAGCAACATTATTCTTGGCATCAAGATGGAATAGAAGACCCTTACGATACTCCTCATGATTTAACTTCTCATGGAAAAATTAGAAAAATAAGTTCAGTTCTTTTATTGGGTGATTCTAAAGATTTTAAAGGTGGAGAATTACAATTTGCTCCTCGGTTTAATAAACCGGGAACTAAAGATAATATTATTACGGTCAATGAAATTTATACTAAAGGAAGTTTAATAGTTTTTCCTTCTTTCGTGTGGCATCGAGTAACACCTGTCACATGGGGTGTTAGATATTCTCTGCCGATGTGGCATTTAGGGAAGCCTTTTGCATGAAAATAAAACAAATACCTTGTAGTATGTTTGTATGTGATGTTCCCGATCATAAAAAACATAAGAAAAAATTATTAAATTTAATAAGAGAGATGCCCGATAATATTTATGGTCCCATATCTAAAACTGATTGGAACATTGATGTTAATTTTAAAAGAAAATATTTAGAGTATTTTTATTCAAATGTTATTAAGCCTATTATGAATGAGCAGCAAAAATATTTAAAAGCTCTTGATTGGAAAATATCAAACGGATGGTTTCAACAATATGATAAAAAATCTTATCATGATTGGCACGTTCACGAAGGATCAAATTACACCAATGTTTATTTTTTAGAATTATCTGATTCTCATCAAGCTACTAAAATTAAGACGGGAGAAAACAAAGTATTAAATTATAAAAGTAAAGAAGGACAAATTATAACATTCCCTGGATGTTTATTGCATAAATCAGAACCGGTTGCTAACGAAAGAAAAACTATAATATCATTTAATTCTTGGTTTACTTACTAGATATGAAAAATATTACTATTGTGGGAGGAGGAAGTGCGGGTTGGATGACCGCAGCAACTCTTATTAAATGTTTTCCTTCTAAGAAGATTACATTAATTGAAAGTCCTAATATACCTACCGTTGGTGTAGGAGAAAGTACTCTATCTATTATAAGACAATGGCAATCTATGGTCGATATAAAGGATGAAGACTTTATTCCGTATTGTGATGCTAGTTATAAACTTAGTATTAAGTTTACTGACTTCTATCAAAAAGGAGAGAGTTTCCATTACCCATTTGGAGATCCGTATTTAAAAGGCAATGTAAACAACCTTAACGATTGGTGGTTTAAAAAGTTTGCTTTTCCTGAAACTCCTTATTCTGATTATGCAGTTTGTCACTATCCTCAAATGGCTTTGGTGTTAGAAAATAAATGTTTCTTTAATGAAAAAAAGACTATCCCTTTTGATTTTAAAAGACACACGGCTTTTCATTTTGATGCTACTAAATTTGCAATATGGTTGAGAGATTATTACTGTATACCTAAAGGTGTTAAGCATATTAAAGATGATATTAAAACTATTGAACAAGATGAAAATGGTATTAAAAGTTTAAATGGTAAGTACACAGCTGATCTTTTTATAGATTGTACAGGTTTTAAATCTTTATTATTGGGTCAAACTTTAAAAGAGCCTTTTGAAGATTTTAAAGATCTATTACCTAATAATAAAGCATGGGCTACTCACCTCCCTTATACTGACAAAGAAAAACAATTAGTAAGTTATACGAATTGCACTGCCTACAACAATGGATGGATTTGGAATATTCCTTTATGGAGTCGTATGGGAACAGGCTATGTTTATTCGGATAAATTTATCAGTGATGACGATGCTTTGAAAGAATTTCAAACTTATTTAGGAACTAAAGAATTAAACTTTAAAAAAATTGAGATGAGAACGGGTATACATAGAAGATTATGGGTAAAGAATGTATGTGCCATTGGGTTAAGTGCAGGCTTTATAGAACCTCTAGAAAGTAATGGGTTATTTTCTGTTCATGAATTTTTACATAAGTTGGTAAGAACCTTACAAAGAGATAAAGTTTCACAATGGGATAAGGATAGTTTTACAGCTATATGTAAAACTATTTTTAATAACTTTAAAGAATTTGTGGCTTTACATTATGCTCTTTCTCATAGAGATGATACTCCTTATTGGAGAAGTCTTTTAAATAAGGAATGGTCGAGGAATCTTATAGATCAAATTCCGGCTTTTGGTGTAGGTTTTACTAAGATGGTGTATGACCGTTTTCATCAATATGCTTTTGAACCCCATGAAGGGATTCATTGTATTACCGCAGGAATGCATGTAGGGCCTACTGATATACCTTCGCTCATTAAACACAACTGTGAACCTGATCTAAATCAATTTTGGAAAAAGCAATGGGAAGTGGCAGCGTTTATATTAAATGATAGAAGAGATGCCTGGACAAGAAAGATAAAGCATGTTAAAAGTCTCCCTACATTTTTAAAGGATAATTTTTATGAAAGATAAATTAGTTAAAGTTGTTCAAACACATCAATTTGCATATTGGGGACCTTACTTAATCTGCGTGGATATGGATCCTGTCTTTTGTAAAAAATTATTAAAGCAGAGCAAAAGCTTAAAAGTAAAACACAATAAACATTTAGCTGGACAGATTCAGCATGAAAGACTTTTTGATTGGAAAAAGAACCCTTGGATTCAAGAAGGACTTCAAGTTTATATAGATACATGGATTGAAGGGTTTAAACATTTTACTCAGAAATTTGATTTTAACCCTAATCCAAAAATTACTTCTTTATGGGTTAACCATCAAAAGGCGGGAGAATATAACCCTGTTCATATTCATACCGGCGCCGATCTTTCTTTTGTTATATGGTTAAAAGTTCCTAAAGAAATCTTACGAGAACCTCGTCCTACTACTGCTGTTCCTCCAGGTTGGATTAGTTTTGTATATGGTGAACATCATTGGGCGTCAAACTCCGCTAAACATTTTGAACCTCATGAAAATAAAATGTTAATTTTTCCTGCTTCTTTACGTCATGAGGTTATGTCTTTTAAATCTAAAGTAACTAGAATTTCAGTTGCAGGAAATATATCTTTATTTAAATGAGCTTTAAAAAAAATAAATATAAAATTGTAAAAAGTCCGTTATCTGCTGAAGTGATAAGATTTATATATGATTATTTTTTACTTAAAAGAAAAGTAGCTCAAACTTTTATTGAGCAAAAATACATATCTGGTTTTACTACAGACTGGGGAGTATGGGGAGATACACAAATAAAAGAAACCTATTCTCATTATGCTGATATTGTTATGGAATGTTTATTAGATAAACTTGTTCCTATTATGGAGAAAAATACAGGATTAAAATTAGTTCCTACTTATTCATACGCAAGGATTTATAAAAAAGGAGATGAGCTTTTAAGGCATAGGGATAGAAAAAGTTGTGCAGTATCTGCTACTATGTTTTTAGGAGGGGACCCGTGGGCTATTTTTATTGATCCTACTGGAAAACGAGGCGCTAAAGGAATTGCAGTAAAACAAAAACCAGGAGACATTCTTATTTATTCTGGATGCGATCTAGAACATTGGAGAGAACCTTTAAAAGAAAAATCACATTGTCAGGTTTTTTTACATTACAATGAAAAAAATAGTTCAGAATTAAAATATGATAAAAGAGAACATTTAGGTTTGCCTGAATATTTTAGAAACGTTTATTTTGAAGAAGGAAAGAAAACTCACTGGTGGGATGAAGCCTCTCAGTCTTGGAGACAGGCAGTAGAGAAAGATCCTTTTAAAGATGATTAGATTCTTTAGAAAAGAAAATATTTTTACCGAGGCTCAAAGGAAAAAATTATTAAAGCTAGTTAAACCTTTGATGGTAACTAAATTTAATTCTCCAACAATGAAGGGACTATCGACAAAAGTTTTAAACGAGCTTCCAGAATTTAAATTTTATATAAATAAAATTAAACGTATTATAGAGAAAGAGTATAAAGAAAAATTTACCGTTTTTAAATGTTGGGGTAGATATACTCAAGGGGATCATATTAATTTTCATTCTCATTTTGGTGTAGATTTAACTGTAAATTATTTTTTAAAAAATTCTACGGGATTAGGAACTTTAGTTAGAACAAGAAAAGAGGAAGTGCATCTAGGAGGAAAAGAAAATTCGTTGGCGGTTTTCGATGCATCTTTTTTACATTCTGTTCCTGATAGCCCTAATAAACTAAATCGTTATACTTTTATAATTGATTTAAATAAAAAAAATAATGATAAACAATAATAAGAGGAACCCCTATTGGTTCTATGAAGGTATTTATAATTCTAAAGAAATTAAATTTCTTAACGAAAAACTTTTAGAAAGAATAACTTCAGAAGAGGACAGAGTGGCTAGTGATGTGGCAAAAACTTCTTCTGTTCATATAGTAAACCCTAACGGAATTAAACTTCTTGACAGAATGTATAACTGTTTACATGGGGCGAACCGTTTTAATTTTGGATATGTTTTATATGCAGAACACACTGATATGCATTATAATGTTTATTCTTCTACCAATAAAGGAAAATACGATTACCATACTGATACAGATTTTTATAATCCTGCCTCTGATCTTAAACTGACAGGGATTGTTAACTTATCAATGGAAAAATATACTGGAGGAAAATTTTATTTAAATCCTTTTGGAAAAGGCTTTGAAGTTCCAGAATTATCTTTACCAGGAACCATGGTTATTTTTCCTTCTTTCTTTTTACATAAAGTTTCTGCTGTTCTTACTGGAGAAAGAATTAGTTTAGTGGCATGGGGGAATGGTCCAAAGTTTCAATGATAGAAGATACTGATGTATTTACTGTAAAAGAAAAAAGATATATTAATGAATTTATATTAGGTAATAATTTTCCTTTTTACTGGGAACCCTCTCAAACCATAGACCCTCCAGACCAGAAAGGTTTTTTTCTTCATACTTTAATTCAAAGGGATACTTTAACTATAGTATCTAGAGAGGCTGTCTTTTTTATAAACATCGCCCAACGTTTTATAGAAAAACATAAACTTCCGTGTAAAAAATTTTTTAGAGCAGCCCTTAATCTTACTTACCCTACACCAGGACATAGTGTTCCTCATAAAGATCACTCCTTTCCGCATTTTCAAATCATCATGTATCTAAATAATACCACGGCTTCGACGGTTCTTCTTAAAAAAGGAAAAAAATTTAAAGAGTTCATGCCCAAACAGTTTAAAATTATTTGTTTTCCGGGACATTATAAACACTATCAAAACTACCCTAAAACGGGACGACGAGTCGTAGGGGTATTTACTTTTAAATGATTCTTATTAAAGATAATTTTTTATCCCCAACAGAGTGTAATAAACTTTTACGTCTTTATAAAAAGAATAAACACTTAATGTGTAAATGGCCTGAGAACGATCCAGGACCTTGTTCTTATCTTATGAGTATTACAGAGGCTTCGGACCCTTTTATAATGAAGATGGTTTTACGTATAGAAGCTTATGCCCAAACTTATTTTGATCCTGATTTAAAAATTGATTGGGCAGAATTAAAGAAACAACAAAAAGGAAGTTCTCATCAATTTCATTATGATACTGCTAGGGAAAGAACTCGTCTTGCTTCTATTACTTATCTTAATACTCTTTCTTCAGGGAAGACTGTTTTTAAAGATGGGTTGGAAATTGAACCTCGGGCTGGTAGAAGTATTTGGTTTGATGGACAGCTGTATTTTCATGGAGTTTCAACTACTGATGAGGATAGATACACCATACCTGCCTGGTATTTTAAGCCCTAAAATCTATAGTTGATTGTTAAATTTAGGTATATTATAAACAAATTTTAGGATTTATATGTTACAGAAGATAGGTTTTCTACCCGGCTTTAATAAACAAGTTACTCCAACCACAGCTGAAGGGCAGTGGATTGCAGGAGATAATGTACGCTTTAGATATTCTACCCCTGAAAAAATCGGAGGGTGGCAGCAGTTAGGAGAGGACTATTTAACAGGACCGGCAAGAGCGCTTCACCATTTTGTTAATCAAGATGGTATTAAGTATGCAGCCATTGGAACTAATAGAATTCTTTATGCTTATACGGGTGGTATTTTT